ACACTATCTAGAAAAGAGGACAACGAACACGAAATAATAGAAGCTTTAAACTCTGGGTGTAATGTGTCGGCTGTATTTATGGACAAATTACCCAAAACATACAAAGGTTTCAAGGTGGTTGACGGAGACAAAACAGACTTAGAGATGACTAAATATAAAAACGTAATACTCGGACTACTTGCAAAAGGCAAAGAGGCAAAGCAAGATAAAACAGGATTTATAATTAAAAACAAATGAAAGAAAATATTTTACAAACAAACGATTTAATAAATGACTTTATAATTTACGTTTTAAAATTTTACAATGACAAAGACGGAATATATCCAACAGCAAACAAACAAACAATATTTAAATGCTGTGATGAATTTATTAAAGATGCCTTAGAGAATCAAAAGCCGTTATACTTTGACTCAATAGATAGAGAAGAAATATTTAAAAAATTAACAAAATGAGAAAAAAAACAGACTTTACAACTAAATCAAAAGACGTGTTAATATACTTCGCAATAGCTTTATTTGCCTCAATATTACACGCGTATATAGTAACTAAATTAAATTAATAAAATGGAAAATATAATAAGAAACGTACAACACTTGAGCAGAAAAATGTTCAGTAAAGAAGTGGCAAAGATGCACTATTCAAAAGACAGATTAAACGGATTTACAATGGACCAACTCCTGGAGCTTGAAAGGTGGTTTAAAAAAGAAGTGTTAATTAAAAACCAAATCAAATATGAATAATTACGATTTATGCAACTATCAGAATGAATGGGCTATTTTTTGTAAACAAAGCAACTGTTATGTTCTTTTTGGAAGTAAAAAACAAATGAAAAATAAAGTAAAACAATTAAATAAAATAAAAATGATAAATAATAAAGAATTAAAAAAAGGTCAAGAAATAACTATTAACATACCATTTACTTATACTATTGGCGAAGAGGGTTTTAATAGTGGTAAAGTTTTGAAAACAATTCAAGACTGTAAAGATGAAGTTCTTTCAGAAATAGAGAATGGAAACTTAAATAATGGAGAAGTATTTATGGAAGTTAGTATTAATTAAATAAAAACTAAAATTATGAATATAGAATTGAAACAAGAAAAATTAACAGTATATAAAGATGTAATAACCATTATGAATGATGGCTTAAACAATGACAGAAAATTAACATCTGAGATACTTAGAGAATTAAGATTTAAAATAGAACAACTTATAGTAAGTGATTATTAAAAAAATATGGAAGAAAATAAAGCAATAACAATGTCTGTATTAATAACAGCAATAATTATATATGTATTTATATGGACGATTAATTCAGCAATTGAACAAGCATTCTAAAAAAAATTAATATATTAGCTGACGAAAATAATAATTAAATTAAACAAAATGAAAATAGATAAACTTTTAAAGCAGTTGAAATGGTTCAATGATTTTGCTGATAAACTAGAACAAGAAGATCTAGAAATGTATTTAAAATCCTGCGAGTATGCAGACCAAAAAGATAGAGATGATATATTTTAATAGAAGATTAAGGCATAAAAATTATGTCGAAAACAGAGTAACTGAACTTAGACACGAGATATGTATGGATGCTATACATAATGGAGACATAAACCAACTAAAAAGACATTGGTTACTAAAGTACAACGAACACTTAAAACATATATAATGAAAGTAAAAATTCAAAACAGAATTGTCTATCACAAATTCGCAGAGGTAGAGATATATATTGACAATGACACCTTTGAGCATTGGAAAATTGACAATGGCAAGTATTCAAGAATCCAAGATTTTCTAATAGAAAACGAGGACTTATATATAGATAAGATAGATGATAAGATAAGTAAGTCAGAATATGAGTTTGGTTTTGGCACAGGTTCAGATGCTAATTCACATTACAATTCTTGTATGAACGAATCTGAATCAGAATCTGAATGGAGATATGAAACAGAAAAAGAAGGAGGACACTTATAATGGAAGAATCAGAATGTTGTGGAGCAGAAATCAAATGGTTTGACATATGCACCGAGTGTGGAGAACACACAGAACCTAGAGAATGTTAAAGACAAAAGTCAACAACCAGTTTTGAGGCAGGGTCATTGACTTTGAAAAGTGTTATTCAAAGATAGTAAAATAAAATATAAAACCAAATATAATGATAAAAGAAATAGCAAACGTAATAATCAGAAATGAATATACGGACTTAACAGATATAAGTTTATATAGTTCAAGATCTGCTGATGGATATCCAATATATGTATTAAAGGATGAAAGTGTAGGAAGGATAGTAGAAGAAGAAAATATATTTATAAAAAAGGATGACTTAATTGATGTATTGGTAGGTGATTATATTGCGGGATACAGCTCTATGCTTGAAGTATATGTAAGTAATGACTTAATAAAAGAAGTCATTGATGAACTAGAGTTTTTACTACTTCCAGAAGAGGAGTATGAAGATGAAGATAGAAAGTATGACGAGTATAAAGATGATAAATTAACAATATGAAGTTTGGGTTGTTGGGGGTGGTTTGGGCTAACCCAAACTATTTATTTAAAAATAGATCACTTTTCGTACAGTTTTTTACAGTCCGACCACTTTCTGACCACTTTTTAACAGTTAAAACATAAATTATGAAAATAGATATAAGATCAAAAGAAAGTTTATATGTTGAATTGAATGGATATATTTATTATATTGACGATTCAACTAATGAACAAATAATAGAAAAATGGAATACGAAAGCGATACCACAATGAAAGGATTAAAAGTAAATTGGATTTCTGAGTTAATTTTAAAAGAAAAACTAAAAGACAATCCTAACCAAATGAGAATCAGAGAATTACAACTTTTATGGGATAATTTACCTGACTAAATTTGGATATTACATAGACAAATATTATATTAGCAAACTAAAATGGCACAAAGCAAAAGACAATACGAAAATTTAATTATAATGAATAGTCACGATTTTTATGACTATGAATACTACAATTTAATACAATCAAATGACGAAAGAAGAAGCACTTCAGAAGATAGAGAAAGTGGTTTTGGACAAGCTCCAGGTACCAGTTGAAAAGTTATTTCACAGCTCTAAAAAAAGAAATCACATAGATGCAAGGCAAATATTTTTCTACTTGTGCAAAGATAGAAACATAAGACCTTGTTACATTCAAGATTATATTCTTAGTGAACACAATCATAAGATGGCTCACTCCAATATATTATATGGACAAGCAAAAATTAAAAACTATATGAGAGTGGATACTGATCTTAGGAATCTTGTAAAGGAATTAAAATGTTCAGTCTAGAAGAAATCTGGAGCCAAGCCAACAACACTAGGTCTACTATTTTTATGGATAACAGTAAGTTTGAAAAAGCTATTATTCATAAGGGTATTAAGATAACCAATGAAAGGGGTGTTTATACGATAGTCAAATCATCGAGTTCTTATTACGATGAGATAGCTGACGAAGAGTATGACATCTTTCTAGAGAAGGGCTGGGTTATAGGCAGATTAAATGTCTTAATGAACGAATGCGAAGAAGAACTAGATAGTTTATTTATAAAAATTAGGAATTGTTACCAAGATAACAATCGAAAGTCTTTACTTTTCTACAAAACACGAAAAGAGAAGGTACTAAGTAGGTACAGTAAATATCATAAACAATTAAATCAAATCAATGGAAAAGTTAATGAAAATCCAATCGGAGTTAAAAGCTCCAAAGAACCAATACAATAGTTTTGGTAAATACAAGTATCGTTCTTGTGAGGACATACTTGAGGCTCTAAAGCCTATACTTAAGAAGCACAATGCATCTATTACTTTATCTGACTCGGTCAATGAGTATGGTGGTATTATAACTATAGTTACAACTGCTACTATAATGGATAATAAGTCAGAGCAAAGTGTTTCAGTTACTGCGTGTGCAGGTGTTGATCCATCTAGAAAAGGAATGGATATTGCCCAAAGTTTTGGTAGCAGTAGTTCATATTCTAGAAAATATGCCTTAAATGGTTTATTATTAATAGATGACACTAATGATCCTGACACAACCAATGACCATAAGACAACTTATACTGAGAAAGCTAAGTTAGATATTGGTGATGACAAATGGGGAGATTGCTTGAAGTATGTCATAGATAACAAGCACTTGGGTTTTGATGGAGTAGTAGATAGACTAAAGAAGAAGTATATTTTATCTGCAAAAGCAATTAAAACTATTAAGACTTATGTTTGATGTTAAGGAAACCCTCCTTAAACTACAAGAAGACAAAGATTACTACGGAGATTTTGGCAGACAGTTCTTATCTAACTCAGATATTTACAGTCTGTTGAATGATCCTAGAAACTTTAGAAAGCAGTCTAAGGAAACTAAAGCAATGATAATGGGTAGGTACTTTCACGTATCTATGTTGGAACCACATAAGTTAGATGACTTTGTAGTTATTGACTCTACTAGTAGAAATACTAAAAACTATAAGGACCAATTAAAAGATACTGGTTTGTCCATTGCTTTATTGCAACAAGAGGCAGATCATTTAGATGAGTTGGTGGAGATAATGAAAAGTAATTTGACTTTTTATGAAGCCATTTATAATAGTAAGAACCGATACGAGGTACCTTCGATAAGAGAAATACAAGGTGCTATGTGGAAGGGAAAAGCTGATATACTTCATCCGGATAGAATTATAGATATCAAAACAACCTCTGACATCTCTAAGTTTAAGTACTCTGCAAAGAAATACAATTACGACAGTCAGGCTTATATATACCAAAAGTTATTTGGAGTACCTGTGGTTTTTTATGCCATAGATAAAACAAATAAGATGCTTGGAATATTTGAACCTACTGAAGAATTTATTAGTGGTGGAGAAGAAAAAGTAGAGAGAGCTTTAGGAATTTATAATAATTTTTTCAGTGAGAATGCCACTGAGAATATAGAAGAGTTCTTCATTTATGAAGAGTTACACTAGAAGTCTACACTAGTTAATTTGTAGATATTAATTTAAATATATATAGTTATGAGCAAAGAAAAAGTGTTTGCTGATGGGTTTATTTTTAAAACCCGAGATACTCAACCTGATTGGGTTGTTGGATCAATGTCTGTTAAAGTTGAGGATGCGATAGTATTCCTTAAGGATAACAACAAAAATGGATGGGTTAACTTAAATGTTAACACCTCAAAGTCTGGAAAGAAATACGTTGAACTAGACACGTTTGAACCTACCAAGAAAACTGAGGACCTATTTTAAACTATAACTGTGACGGAAATGACGATTTTTTTGAAATATTTTGTAATAAATGTAATTGGGTATACTGCCTTATTCTTTTTACTATTTTTTCTTATAGAAATCGTCACTTTCATCACAAAGAGTATTAAAAAATTGTAAATCAACAAGTTAAGTAATTTTAAATCGTCACAGTATGTCACACATAACAATATTTAAAAACATAAAGGATACCACCCAGCCTTTCCACTTACCTGTAAGTGACATTATAGAAAGAATAAGAGATGGAAGATCAGAAGAACTTATTAAGAAGATAAGAACTGAAAAAGATAAAAAAAGAATTAATCAGCTAAAGCAAGAGTTACCTGCTATTTGTTTTAGTGGAAAGTTTAACAAAAGAAACGACGACTCCATCCTAGAGCATAGTGGTTTAATATGTTTAGACTTCGACCAGTACGATACCCAAAAGAAATTACATCAACATAGAGAAGAGTTAATTGAAGATAAGTTTGTTTATTGTGTTTTCATATCACCATCCGGCAAGGGACTTAAAGTGCTTATAAAAGTCCCTGCTGATGTTGATTCACACGGAAAGTATTTTGCTTCATTACAACAATACTTTGACTCAGAGTTTTTTGATAGCACATCTAAAAACATATCTAGGGTTTGTTATGAGAGCTACGATCCTTTAATACATATTAATGAAGATTCATTAGTGTGGGATAAAATTATTGATACTCCAACAATTGTTGAGAACAAGGAGATTACAATTCCTATTACAGACCAAACTAAGATTGTGGATATTTTAGTAAAGTGGTGGGAAAAAAAATACCCGATGAATGAAGGCCAAAGAAACCACAATGCTTTTATACTGGCTTCATCATTTAATGACTTTGGTATAGAGAAGTCACTTGCTGAATATGTCCTTAAAGGATTTGAGTCTCAGGACTTTAGTATAAACGAAATAAAGAAGACAATTGATTCGGCATATGCCAACATCGCAAACTTTGCAACAAGGGTTTATGAAGATTCTGAAAAGATAAATAAGATAAAGTCTAATATTTTAAAAGGCAAGTCAAAGACAGATATAAAAAAATACTTTGACGAAGTGGATGAAAAAGTTTTGGATAGTGTAATTGACAGAGTTGAGGAAGAGAGTTTTGATAATAAGTTTTGGACCAAAAGCAAGAAAGGTGTTATTAAAATATTTCACGTAAAGTTTAAAATGTTTTTAGAAGACAATGGTTTTTATAAATATAATCCTGAAGGAAGTAAGAATTATGTATTTGTAAAGGTCACTAACAATTTAATTGATCACGCATCAGAAAAACAAATCAAAGATTTTATACTTACCCACTTGCTTACCCTAGATGATATAGAGATATACAACTACTTTGCTGAACAGACTAAATATTTTAGAGAAGAATTTTTAACATTATTAGATTCCATTGAAGTGTTTTTTATTGAGGATACTAAGAACGAGTCTTATATATATTACAAGAATTGTGCAGTTAAAGTAACCAATAGTGAGGTAGTTCCAATTGATTATATTGATTTAGGTGGTTATGTTTGGAAGGACCACGTTATAGATAGAGATTTTACAGAGTGTGAATCTGTTGAATGTGATTACAAGAAATTCATATCGAATATATGTGCAACAGACGATAAGAGAATTGATTCTACCGAAAGCACAATAGGTTATTTAATGCACGGATACAAGAATCTATCATACTGTCCTGCTGTTATATTAAACGATGAGGTAATTAGTGATAATCCTGAAGGTGGAACTGGTAAAGGCTTATTTATGAACGCCCTACAACATATGAAGAAGTTAGTAGTTATAGACGGAAAGGGTTTTGATTTTCAAAAGTCTTTTGCTTATCAATTGGTTTCTGCTGACACTCAGATACTTTGTTTTGATGATGTAAAAAAACACTTTGACTTTGAAAGATTATTTAGTGTGATTACAGAAGGATTGACTTTAGAGAAGAAAAATAAGGATGCTATTAAGATTCCTTTTAAAAAGTCACCAAAGGTTGCTATTACAACCAACTACGCTATAAAAGGAAAGGGTAATTCGTTTGAAAGAAGAAAGTGGGAGCTAGAATTAAATCAATACTACAACAAGTCATTTACTCCTTACGATGAGTTTGGTAAGTTGATGTTTGGTGAGTGGAATGATGACGAGTGGTGCAGTTTTGATAATTATATGATTTACTGTTTACAGTATTATATGAACAAGGGATTAGTTAAGAGTTCATTTGTTAATCTTAAGATACGTCAGTTATCTGCTGAGACTTGTCACGAGTTTATAGAGTGGGTTGGGTTATTAGATGGAAAAACTCCTAATGAAGATTTTGAAAAAGGATTTAAAATATACAAGCAAGATTTGTATCTTGATTTTATATCAGACAATCCAGACTTTGCTCCAAAAGCCAAGATGACTGTTTCAAGAACTAAGTTTTACCAATGGCTTAACTCTTATGCTGTATTCAAAACAGGCGTAAAGCCTGATGAAGGTAAAGACCATATTGGAAAATGGATTAGAATCAGAAATAAGCACGAGCTAGAAACAAATGGAAAGTTAGAGATATGAATGAGTTAGATCCAGAAAGATTACATATTGCTTTTAACAACACTTACAAAATGGTGGTTGAAGGTTGGGGAATTGAAGATGTGTTAGACGCACAAGACTTAGGTGTAGTTAATGTTGATATACTATTTGCTCACGATCCTGTTTATCCTGACGATAAAGAAATGATAGAGCTAATGTTAGAATATTTTACAGATATTGAAGATTATGAGAAATGTTCTAAAATCCAAAAATTACTATGAAATTTAGAGATTATCAGTTAAATATAATTGAAAAAGGATTAAAAGTGCTTAAAAATAAAAAGCTACTTTACTTATCTATGGAGGTTAGAACAGGCAAAACCCTAACTTCTTTAGGAATATGTGAGAAGCTTAATATCGAAAATGTATTGTTTATTACTAAGAAAAAAGCAATAAGTAGTATTGAATCTGATTACCATACATATGGCCCAGGATTTTACTTAGAGGTAATTAATTATGAAAGCATTCATAAGATAAGTGACAAGAGTTGGGATGTAATTATTTGTGATGAAGCTCATTCAATGGGAGCCTTTCCAAAGCCTAGTAAAAGAGCTAAGACTGTAAAAGAATTAATACAAGACCATCAGCCGTATGTCATTTTAATGTCAGGGACTCCTACTCCAGAGAGTTTTTCTCAAATGTATCACCAGGTGTATGGTGTACCTGGAAATCCTTTTAGCAAACACAGAAGCTTTTATAAGTTTGCTAGTGATTATGTAAGGGTAGTGCAGAAAAAGATCAATGGATATAATATAAATGACTATAGCAAGGGTCTTCCTGAGATTGTAGAAGAAATGAAGCCTTATACTATTTCGTATAGTCAAAAGGAGGCTGGGTTTAAATCTGTTATTAATGAAAAAGTATTATTAGTTCCTATAAGTGAAAAGGTTAGTGATATGATTAAGGTCCTTAGAAAGGATTTAGTTTATGAGATAGATGGTGAGTACATACTTGGGGATACTGCTGTTAAATTAATGACTAAAATGCATCAGATGTGTAGTGGAACGGTAAAGTTTGAGAGTGGCAACAGAATTGTACTTGACTTAAGCAAGGCTAAGTTTATTAAGGAAAAGTTTGATGGTCAGAAGATAGGAATCTTTTATAAGTTTCAAGCTGAGTTAACAGCATTAAGGGAAGTGTTTGGTGACAATTTATGTACCACACTAGAAGAGTTTGATAGTACAGATAAGAACATTGCATTGCAGATTGTTAGTGGCAGAGAGGGAATATCATTACGAAAAGCAGACTTCTTAGTTTATTACAATATTGATTTTAGTGCTACAAGTTACTGGCAGAGTCGTGATCGTATGACTACTAAAGAGAGAATGCATAATAATATCTATTGGATATTTTCTGAGAAAGGTATTGAGAAAATGATATACAAAGCTGTAAACAGCAAAAAAGATTACACACTAAGACATTTTAAAAGAGACTATTTTATATGATTAAAAAAGAATGGCATTGGATGTTAGACAACGACAAGAGTATTATAAAAGAAAAGAATCTAAGCGATAGTGATGTTTGGAATATAGTAAATGAATGGTATTGCAATGGTATGTATCCAGACATTTTACAAGATGAAAACGGATTAGACCTTGAAGAAATATGTTATTTAAATAAAAAAGATGCCATATAAAGACAAAGAAAAACAGAAAGAATACTTGCGTATGCATTACGTAAGGAATAAGGAAAAGCATAGAGATGCTAAAGCTATAGCTATTAAAGAGTGGAGAATTAATAATAAAGAGCATATTTCTACTTACAATTGTGAATACGCCAAGAAACATAGAGGTGATATAAATAAAAGGGAAAAAAATAGAAGAGATAATGATCCTTTATATAAGATGAAACTAAATTTAAGAAGCAGAATAAGAAAGACTATTATTAATAAAACAGGTAAAACCACAGACATATTAGGTTGTGGCTATAGTGAGGTAAGAGAATATATTAGCGGTCAGTTTAGAGAAGGGATGAGTTGGGATAATTACGGAGAATGGCATATAGATCATATTAAACCATTAGCTTTGGCTAAAACAAAAGAAGAGACATATAAGTTATGTCATTATACTAACCTACAGCCATTATGGGCTATTGAAAATTTACAAAAAGGATGCAGCAATTTAACTTAATATATCATTTCAATCCTTATAATAACAATTGGTACTGCATACCAAGAGAAGAGTATGTTAATTACTTTGAGGGTAATCACAAAAAATGTGGCTGCGGATTTAATACTGAAGGAGCTTATTTAAACTATAAAAACAAAACAAAATGACAGAAATAGAAACTTTTGAAAAACAATATCCTGAATTATCTAAGGAGTTCAAGGAGATACAGCAAGAAATGTATAAATTATTTGCTAGAAAGCAAATGGATTACGGACTAAATAACATTGCATTAGGCGGTGATTTAAAGAAGCCAGAGGACAAAAAGTTTGCTTTGACAGGTTTATCGATTAGATTAACTGACAAAATAAGCAGATTAAAGAACTTAATTAAGAATGGCAAGAATTATGTTCCTGGTGAAGGTCAAGAAGATACGTTTATTGATATAGCTAACTATGGTATAATTGGAATGTTAGTTGGTAGAAACCAGTGGAAATGAAAAAGAAAGAGCTTCAGTTAATTAAAGATTTGAACCTTAAATACGATAGAGGTTTAAAACCCACGGAAAATGAATATGAAGCTTACGATGCTTACAACAACGTCTCTATCATAGAAATTAAAGTTAGGGATGTTGTTTATGATACCCACTATATACAAGTGGATAAGTTTTATAATTTATTAATGATTGGCGAGGCATTAGATAAAAAACCTTTTTACTTAGTAAAAGACTCTTCTGGAATATATATGTATGATCTAAAGGAATTAAAGGAAGAGATTATTACCTCTGATATTGTTCCAAAGTTTGCTCCTTATAGGACAGAGTTTGAAAATAACAAAAAAATTACTAAGTATTTTTATGAGCTACATAAATATAATTCATTAAATTTATGAAAATGAAACTAAACAAACAGATCAAAGTATTGGTTAAAAACACCCCAAATGATTGTAGTTTAGGATCAAAAATTAGAATGATATATAATGAGAGAAAGCGCAATACAAGCGAAGAGAATAAAACAGCTAGAAGCTGAAGGATATTATGTCATAAAACTAATTAAAACCAATAAAAATGGCATACCTGACTTGGTTGCAATAAAAAAAGACTCTGTTTTATTTTCAGAGATTAAAACAGAAAAAGGAAAATTGTCTAAGCTACAAGAGTATAGATTAAAAGAGTTAAATGAGCACGGATTTGAGACAGAAGTATATAGAGGATAGGATATTTGATGTGGACGAAGGGTTTATTGATAAGCTTCAACAGTCTTTCTCTATGGTTCAATCAATGGCTATTGCAAAACTTATTAATAAAAAACTAGACAATTTAAAACCCAAAAGAAGTACTACTTATGGTGGGGTAATACACAAGCCAGAAGCTACTTTTTTTTCTGTTGACTGTGTTAGGTTAACTAAAAACCTATATTCATTTACTGATGTTAGAGAAATAGATAGTGATGAATACTTAGACTTAATAAACTTAAACTTAAATTTAAATGAATCTTGATTACAAATTCAAATACCTTCTTACAGAAAAGAATAGAAAAAACATATTATTTAGACTAGTAAAAGGAGAAAAATTACAAAGAATAGCAGACAGGTATGGCTTAACTGTTGCATTCTTAAGAAGAAATTTTAACCACTACATTAAGGATTCTTCAATTGAAAAAGTAAAACTAGGATACAAGAACGAGCCTTATTATAATAACGAAATGGATTACGGTTCTATGCCATCATATAGTGTAGATGGATTGAGTGCTCCAGAATTAAAAATTTACAATGAGATATAAATTTGAAGATATAGAAAAAATATTAGAGTTCAAGACTTGGACCGATAAGGATAAAATAGATAAGCTATTAGAGATTGATTGCAGTTTGTATGCTCATTTAGGAATTGATTCTACAAGGTTAGAAAAAGACGAAGTAAAGAGAAGAAGTATTGAAATATACAGAACAATTAAAACAATAGATAAAAAATTAGGAGATGAGTTTTTATACTCAGAAGATTTAAAACAATGAAACATCACGTCACATACGTTAACTTTATAACTAAGATGATCAACGATACTACTGATGACATTTATGAAAGTTTAATGGATAAAAAGCAAGAGGAACTAAATAAATCTTGCAAAAATCTAATTAAAATTTTAGATGAGTTGGTAGATCAAGAAGGATAATGTTCCTCTACGTGACATCTTGAACAGAGTACTTTACATTTATCTATTTCTTCTTGAAGTTTTTTAATTGCCATTCCTCTGTATACTCCATTACTTACTTCAAACTTTTTATTGTCCTCGTGGTGATGAAACTCAAGAGCTTGAGTGCAGAACCCAGGATGGGTTTCTTTAGAGTATCCGCAGGACTCACAGGCCATTGTTTCTTTTAAATCCTTAAGCCACTTTTGGTTTACATACCTACGATGTCTTTTCTTCTTACCGTAGCATTGAGTACATTGTAGTCTTGAGTATCTCTTACCGTTTTTTACTCCGGCAGTAGGAAAGTCTGATTCAGGATGTTCTTGATTGCATATGTTGCAAATCTTCATCCTTCAATATAGTAATAATTATCTAGCTTTTATAGATCCTTTTATTTTTGTTGTAGTTATTTCCTCTTCAGGGTCTTTAGATAGTGTAGGTAAGTCATTTTCTTCTATCTGATTTATTAAAGATTTGCTTAACCTTTTTCCTTTCATTATCTCATATAAATCGTCAGCGCTAACCCCAAAAACATCTCTTGCAGCTTTATAGTCTAAATAAAAACTTTTAATAGATTCATCATAATCTTTTTTAAAGTCTTTATATATTTTTTCTATTTCTTGTGGTGTTTTACCTTCTATCTTTTTTTTATAAGCTCTCTTAATATTTCTTAAGCTTTCTTCTTTATATTGAAAATCACTTACTTTATACTTGAACTGATCTTTAATATCTAATTTATATGTTTTTAATCCAGTTATCATTTCTCTTCCTGTCTTTAACTTATCTTCAGCTTCATATAGTTTATAGGCTTGTTTAGAAAGCCCAGGCTGAAGTTGTAAAAGAACATATTCCATTGTTTTATATAACTTATCTTCCGGTTGATCTGCTTTTTCATAAATAGGAGCTCCAGTTAGTTTTTCACCTTTACTTACAGCAGATATTAAGTTTGCTGTCATTTCTCCACCTAAAAAAGGTTCTAAAATTGCTTGAGAAAATGAATTTATTGCAGCATCTTCTAGGTTTTCGCTTTCTGATATACGGTTAATTATTTTATCTATAGCACCGTGAGGGTCAGAGGCGCTTACATCAACATATTCAAAAACACCATCGCCTACTTTTTGTGGAGCAATAGAAGATGATTTTTGAAAATCATATAAGTATCTTTTTGCTAATGATGTTTTATCTTTTTCATCGTCACTACTTAGTGTTCCAAGAATTATTCCTGTTGCTGCTAAACCTGCTCCTTTAGTGCTTGCGTACAACAATGCATTTCTTGCTGACAAATATGTAACTGCCCCCATTAATCTTTTTCTTCCAGCTTTTTGTAGGTTTTTATTAGGAGATTTCATCTCTTTTATTCCAAGCTTTATAGTGTTGTATGCAGTTCTATAAGACTCGTATGTAAATGAAATAAAAGAACCTGCCGCTGGTACTATTCTAAATTTTTGAACTATATCCGAAACCCTGTCATAATTAGGGTATATATTTTTAACATTTTCAGCTGCTATCTTCTCTACTTCAGCTAGTTCTGTTTCATTAAGTTCACTTGGTTTTTTTCCATATTCAGAATCTGCATATCTTTTTAATTCATTTTCAAAACCAAATATTTTCCAGAAATTATCTTCAGCTCCATAAGCCTTTTCAAAACGTGTTAAACCTTTTTTTGATATTTGTTTTATTTTATTTGTAATATTTGAGCTTTTTTTATCAATTATATTTATAATTCCATTTTCTAAATCAGCATCTTTAAAAAGAGCTTTAATCTCTTTTAATTGAACATTATTATCGATTATCCCTAGTCTAATATACTTATTGTATTGATCTCTATTAAATTCTTTATGAAAAGCATTATAAGCTTCTTTAAAAGATTTAATATTTCCGTGCCCATTAACAAAAGCAAACCCCATATTGCTTAAAAAATTAATAGCGTGAGTTTGAGGAGACAATATTGTTTTTCCGTACTTATTAGCTGCAACCAACTTAAAATAAGGTTCTAAAATAAAATTATCTATGGCATCTACACCAAAAGTCATTGTTTTGTTTTGCTGCATATTATTAAACTGAGCAGCTATTTCAGGTGTTGAGTAAAGCCCCTCTAATGGTTTAAACTTTTCACTTACAGTAGTTTTTGGCTTCCCTTTTTTATCTAATTTAGGTTTATTGGTTATAATATCACTAAACTCTTTAGTTCTTTCAGTGCTTAACCATCCTTCTTTTAAACCTAACTCTCTTAAATTTGTGAGCATTTCAGCTGTATTTGATAGAGAAGCTAGTTTAGTAATTGATTTTACAAAATTGGAAGCTACATCGGTGTATTCACCCATTAAAGCTCTTATCTTTTCAGCCCCTACATCATTACTGTTTAAAAACTTATTTCTCTTTTTTAATTGTGATGATTTTTGACCTGTTACGTCTGAGCTAGTAAACAACCAGTTCTCATTTTCTTTTCCTTCTAGTATGTCTTCTACTCTAAGATCAACTAATTCTTCTATTCTTTCGTCAGTCGCTTCAGGATTTAATCTTTTTTCTTGCTCTCTTAAATAATTTTTTGCATCATTTAAAACTTGTTCTTGATCCCCTCTCATCACAGACTCTTTCCAGTTTTTAGAATCATATATTTTATAAGCTCTAGTTAAGTAAGTTTCCAAATTATCTTGTATTTCAGCTCTCATCCCTGGTTTACCCTTAGTAAAGTACGGATCGTTTAGTAATTTCTGAGACAACCTTTTAATTAAAGCTCTCATTTCTTTTAAAGAATCTTTTAATTCTTGAGGAATATCTACTTTTGAGTCAACCTCCTCCCCTCTAAACAACCTATCTAACTGTTCTTCAATTTTTTTTCTTTGTTCTGGATCTTTTATTTTCTTTAATTTTTTTTCATAATCTTTATTAATGTTGTTCATCTCATCAATGTCACCTGCAATTTGAGACTCTCTATTTTCAACTTTATCATAAGCTGCTTTAGATAAGAATTTCTTTTTAGTAAAAAGAGACCTTGTTGCACGCTCTAAGAAATTAAATATTTTATTTTTACCAGGAACAAAATACTGTTTCTTCTCTTTTTCTGGTATTTTTTCTGTAGTCTCACTTTTTACGGTTTCTTCTTTAACCACTTCAGGAGTTTCTTCAACAGTAGTTTCGCTCTCTAATTGTTCTGCTAACTTTTTAAAAGTTTCACTACCATACTTGTTAAACTTAGGATTGTTTGCCTCGCTTAATGGTCCAGTTGGTATAAATGTTTTTCCTGTTTCAGGATTGAAAGCACCTTTAATAAAATATCCATCTTTAGCAAAACCTGGAAGTGGAACCCATTTACCTTTAGAAGCTGGACCTGTTCCAGTTCCTTTAGACTTATACATTAAAAACTTTTCTCCATTACTTGCTGTAATTTCTAGTATTTGTCTTCCATCAACAATACCTAAATCTCTAGTAACTTCAACAGTAACCCCTTGCTCGTCTAATCTTTGACCTAGGTCAATAATGTTCTGAACTTCACCTGGTAAATTTCCAAAATCTCTTCCTGACTCTACATTTTTAGTAAACTCCCCAAACACTTCTAAGTCATCGTTTATATTGTCATAAACCTTAACTTCTTCAGCTATACCTAGTTCTTGTTTTTGCTTGGTAGTTAATTTATCCTTCATTTTAGGATTCATAACCTCTTCCATTGCTAATATTTGAGGCTCTCCAACTATAGATCCAAACGAACCTTCTACATATTCATTGTTGTTTAAAGTGTTGGCCGGGGGTATGTTATCAGATGAAGCTACATTGCCATCTACTTTTTGAACTACACTTCTACTTCCATCTTTATTAATAGTTATCTCTACGGTTCTAACTCCCTCTCCTTCTTCTGTTTCGATGGTATATATCTCTTTACTTGTTGGAATTTGAGAGTCTTTTATTACTGCTTCTTCTTCCGTTTCGATAGAAGGCTCCCGTACTTCTTCTTCCACTTCTTGTACACTTTCGGTTGGTTCAGCATCAAGTATATCTCCTGTTTCTTGCTCTTGAATGGCATCTTGTTGTAAGTTTTTAATTTGGTTATCTATTTCTATTACTCTATTCTTTGCAGATTGAGTTGTATTGTTCTCTAAACTTTTTCTTTCTTTTTCTAACTCAACTAACTTAGTCCTTGTTTCAGGATTAGCAATATTAGCAGGAATATCTTTATTTAGGCTATATTCTTCAAGTCTACTTTCTAACATTCCTTTTACTTCAGGATCGTTATTTATTTCTATTTTAGCACTTCCACTACTTATGTTTTCATCAGACAATTGATTAACAAAACCTAACATAAATTCTTTGGTGACATTTTCACCATTTAACTTGTAAGTTGGTTTATTTCTAGAAAAAAGTTTAGCTCCTACTGTTAATGGAGCAGAACCTAATCCTGCTGCGCCTTCTAAAAATATGTCAGCTACATCCATTTCTTGACCAGCTACAGCTTTACCACCAACCTCACCTAAACTACCACCAACCATTTCTATGGCACCACCAGCTCCACCTGCTATTGCTTTTTTAACGCCTTTTTTTATTAACCCTCCAGTCACCTTGCCAGCCACACCTGCAGTTATAGCGTCAATAGTACCAATAGTAGCTCCTCTGCCTACTGCTCTAAATCTGAGGCTACTTAATTTCTCAGGGTCGCTTAATATAGCTCTTACGTTTTCTTTATTAAATTCTTTGTCACCTAATTCCTCTCTAAGTAATTCATTAAATGTCATTGCAGTCTCTAAGGCGGTAGTTGCGCCACCAAAAAAACCAGCTAATGCACCTCCTGTTGCAGTAACACCAGCAAGTGGACCACCAATAGCCCCAATAGCTGCCCCTGTTGCCGCCCCCACCTCCATCCCGGCTAACCCTGCAGCAATAGTAGCTGGATTAAGCATAGACGCAGTTGACGATACCAAAACTTCTGTAAGTATGCCTGGATTATAAAAAAGACCTTTTAAAACCCCAAAAACACCTTGACCTTCTTCATTATAAGTCTTGTAAAAATCTTTCATTTCATCAGACTCAGTATATGGTCCTGTTTCTTGAACTGCTGCAAGATATTCTTCAATGTCTTGGTCTGACACATTAGACCCTTTACCTATAACCTCAAGAGCTTCATCCACAGATTGACCTTGTTGGAGTCCTGTCGCTCCTGCTCTATATATATCTCCTAGAAGGTCAGTAACTGCATTTTTACCTAACGCTCTTTCTATTAAGGTATTTTTTTCTTCTGTATCATCATATGGAGTTCCTTGTCTAGTAGCTACCTTTTCTTCGGTAGTCATTTCTCGAAATACTTCAGGGTCGAATGATTCAACTACCTCTTCTGAGGAGTCCAATGAAGTAGCTGGCGTTTCTGCCTCTGTAATAGATTCCGTAACTTCCTCCTGAACAGGAAAATCTAACTCTTTTTTTTTTATTATAAAATCTTCTTCACTACCAACATCGTATCCTTCTTTATTAAAAAACTGATATAACTCTTTTCTTTTCTCTTCATCTTCAAAAGAAGTTAAAAAGTTTTCTTGATCTCCTAAATCGTATCCTTCTTTGTTAAAGAATTCAAATAACTCTATTGCTTTTGATTCATCCATTAATTACGACTTATAGGGGTTCTTTTAGCTGTTTTTTGTTCTGCACTAGTCATTGGTCTAAAAACATTATTATTGCTAGCACTAGAACTGACTGTTGATATAGGTGTTTGTATAGTGTTGGGTTGTTGACTTGCGTTTGAAATAATATTTCCCTCAATATAGTTAGGTAAAGCAATACCTTTTCTTCTTTTTTCTGCTATGGTTGCAGGAGTATCAAACTTTACTTCTCCGTTTTCGATAAAGTATTTTTTACCTTTTTCTCTTTTCTTAAAAGCAGATATTTTTTCAGGACTTAACCCAGCCGCTTCATTAGCATAACTAAAGAAGTCTTCAAGAGTGTTTAACACAACTGGAGTCAAGTTTCCTGACGCATCTTTTTCAAAGAAGGTTGCTTCAGGCCTGTTTTTTACATACTCAGCAATTGTTGTTGTTTTTTCTTTAAATTTACCTGGCTTATTAGGGTCAGGGACATTAATAGTAACTGTTTCACTAGACTTAGAAGCCTCATCTCTAGTAACATAAGTGTCAGCTTTAAATTGGTCTAAATGGTTCACGTATTCATTTACGCTATTAACTTTACCTACTAGACCCATAACAATGTTTTTGTTAGTTGTAAAGTCTGTTTCAAACTGAGCAGCTCCTTCTTTTTGTTTATAGGTATTGTCTAAAGAAACTAAAATGCTTTCTTTAAATCCATCAACAGCTAATTTTTTATACTTGTCAACGTCTACCACTTCCGGTATGCCATTTGTGTTGTTTATTACCTGTATTTCATTAGCGCTTTGAGGCACTCCTGAAACTAATTCATATCCTTTTTCAGCAGCTAAATATTCAGCAGCGTCTATTCCTGTTTTATCAGCAGCAACACTTGCTCTAGCATAATCTGTTAAAGATTCTTGAAAAGCTTTGTTTTTTCTATAACCTTTACTATATGTTAAATCACCTTCAATACCTTCAGTAGAAGAAACCATTTGGCCAAACCTTTGTTTTCCTTTTACAATCAAGTCATTGTCAAAAGCAGTATTGTAATAGTTCATTAAGCTTAAATCGCTTGAAACAGGGCTTTTTATTATTTGGCCATTAGTCACATAACTAGATTCAAGAATTTGAGTTTCAGGATTCCATCCAACTGACTTATTCAAACCCCCCATTTGATCTACCCAAGTAGCTACCAATTGTGTAGTTGCTCCACTTTTTCCATCAGTTACTTTTTTTATAAAATCTTGATAAGAAGATTGGTAATTAACAGCATTGTTTTTAAATATCTGGTATTGGGTATTTAAAGAGTTTACTGCAATTTTATATTGAGTAGCGCTAATCTCACCATTATCATATTGCTCTTTAATAGTTTGATTGGCATCACCAATATTTTGAATAGCGGATGAAAAATATTTACTTTGGTCTGGAGTAACTCCTTTTGGAAGTTTTTGAATCTCCCCCGCCATAGTTTGGTCAGCGATAGCTACTCCTGCTTTTTGTTTTTCACCTGCAGCGAATGCCCCACCTAGTGCTGTGGTTAAGCCACCACTAACTGCTCCCCAATCAACGGTAGTCTTTTCAACATCTCTCTTTACGTAACCTAGTCCTGGTGCTGCCATTATTAATAATTAAAAGTAAACCCCCCTGATTAGGTTGTCTAATTCTTCATTAGATAGGTATGGGTTTACCCCCGACATAGATCCCATCCCTGAACCACCTGTAGTAGTTCTAACAGCTGGCCCTGTTATACCAGGTGTAACAACATTACTAACAGGAGATTGTTGCCTACCAGCGAACATCCCTTCAAACCCTTTTTGAATCTGCATTGGAGAAACACCTGCAGCTACCATACCTGTGTAATCCCCTACTAAAGATGCTGGAGCTTGTAAAGCTTGTTGCCTTCCTTGAGTCATTCTTTGTTGTGCTTCAGCAGCTTGTTGCTGAAACCCTTCTGCTTGAGCAACATCTAAATTAGCTATTCTAGTTAGTCTAGCTTGTTCACCTTCTGCAATATCTTTTTCTAAGTTTTGAATATCTTTTCTTTTCTGCATCTCCAAAGCTTGTCTTTGTTTCGCAGACTGTTGTGCTAGTCTACTTCCTTGAGCTGCAGCTAATCTTGGGTCTTCACCCGCAGTGACATCTAATACAGTAGATAAGTCTTGGCTTATTTGTTCACTAGCAGTATCATACAAGCTAGTATCAATAGACCTCATTCTTTGAGTGTTTACGTCTGCGCTTTGATATGCTTTGTCTATATATTTTTGAGCTTGATCTGTAGCGGTTTTCAAATCACTTTTAGCTCTAGATGCTTGACCTAGACTAAAAAGAGCACTTGCCCCTTTAGTGATTCCGCTTATAATTAACATTGTAGCTGGATCCATATGCAAATATACTAAATTACGGGAAACTTTTCATTGATTCTGAACCAACGGAGAATAATTCTACTTTAGAAGTTGAAGTATTAGTTAGTTCATACTCACAGTAATGTCCCATTACACCGTGAGATTCTGCTACTGTGTTCTTAACATATAGTATAAAGTCTCCATTACTAGGAGCACTTGCGCCTGTAATAGTTGTGTCTATAGTAACAACTTGACCATTTAATGCCGTTACTACACCTCCTAGGGAAGGTGTTGACCCATAATAAACCATATCTCCTATACTAATAATACTACCTATATTTACCGAACTAGCAAAAGTCAGTGTAGTTGCTGCGGGGGTGGTAGCATCAACAGTAGTTACGTTTGCTATACCATTAGCATATCTCATTAATAAATTGATATCTGTTTCTAGAAACCTGATAAAAGCAAAATAATTTCCTTCTTTCTTTTCAAAATAAGTATCTGCAATACTACCTACTTGAGGTAAGTCAGTTGCTAAAGTAGCTGACCAAGCAGCATCGGATTCTAAAATAAGTGTTTTAAATAATTTGTTTTCCAATGGACCTTTATTAAATACACTTTTAATAGTGGTGTTATCTTGAACCCCATAAAAGTTGTTTCTTAAAGTATTAGTATTATGCCTATACAATTGACCATTATTAAATGTATATAAATAATTGTTCATACCTTGAGTATACTCTGGTATAAATGAATAAAAGGAAGGCCATCCTTTTACTGCTGGGCTATATGATAATGTTATTTCTGCCATAATTTAACTTGAACATAAACTTACTTGAACAATCACACCATTTGCATCTTGTCTTAACCAATAGGTATCAACTACTGTTGGATTTGGATTTACATATAAATAATATCCTGCAGCAGCTGGAACTGTCATCGCGGCGTCATTATAAATAGCTGTTGCTTCAGAAGGAACTGCCGCATCTAAGAAGTATGGTCCTAGTGTTCCAGTACCTCCGCAAACTATACTTTCTGTTGCTCCAAAAGACAAATTAACTTGAGTTGAACTTCTGTAGTCATATATTAAATACAAGTTAGTGTAGTTGGTTGGGGTTGAGTCGGGATTAGCGTAATTAAAGGAACCCTCAAAAACACCCCTGGACATAGTATATGTAATTAAATTATTTCCGCTAGCAGCAGCTATTAATGCGCTAATATCCGCCTGTGTATTTGCATAAGTAGTGTTGCTTAATAAATACAATAATCTATTTCCGTTATTAGTATTGAAATTAAATGAGTCAGAACCAGTTTTTGCTACCTTAACACTTACTGTTGCAGTAGTGGTTGGTGTAGTTCCAATAGCTACTTGAGAAGCATACACCTGGTACTGAGCCACTCTTTGTGTTCCAATTCCTGTTCCTGTTGCTACGTTTGTAAAAGTCACAGGCTGGTTAATTAATGGGCTAGACACAGAAGGGGTTAAACCGGTAGAAACCCATTCGTATTGATTATGTATGGTTGGAGCTAATCCTGTAAATTCACTATTTAAACATATTTGATATACATTAATAACAGCTGTAGTTGGGCACTGAGCGGTAATTGAATAATCTGCAGACACTCCCACTACAGCCACTGTAATAACAGCAGTTTCAACAGAAGGTATGTTTTTGTCAAATTGAAAAGTTCCGCTTCCTGTAACACTTCCCGAACTAGTAGTAGCTCCATTGTAAGTAACTGATATGTTTATATTTCCACTAGTTGCATTGTAATCAATATCAGTAGTTCCCATAGAAGCTCCTAACTTAACAGTATAGGTAAAGCTTACGGTTTGATTGTTAAACTCTAGCTCTGACCCACAGTTTACAGTTTGAGGTTCTACTGGCAATGTTCTGTTATTACTACTTAACACATACTCATTCATATAAGGATCATATCCCCCTATTTTTTGAGTATTAAAGTCATTTATAAACAAGTCTCTAAAGTAAGACCTCATTCCGGCTTGTGATATAACCTCTAGTGATTCATTAGAATAAGAGCTACCACTTAATTTAATAACAGCACCACGCTTTGAATCCGTAAAATACTTGTCATATCCAAACTCAGCATAGCTTTCTGGATTATGACTAATACCATATTCTTCTAAACGAGCTACTTGATTACCTAAAATAGTAGGTGTTGATGTGACATTGGACAAACCGTCAGCTGAAGTAAGTACATTTTTATTAACTAATACGTAAGATATCTTATCTTCTTGCAATACTAATAAATCATTCTGCCTTGCCTTAAGTAATTCTATATTACCAAAGTCTTCGTTTAAATCCTTAAAGTTTAGAATACCTAAATTAAATTCATTAGTTCTGTTTAGCTTAGTTTCATCGTTGTATATACCACTATAAGTGATAGAAGCATTTCTTCTTTTCTGCCTAAACTCACCCTCTGATAAAGTAAATACTCTTTCACCAATATTGAGAGCATCTTCTTTGAATGAGTCTTGAATCCTACAACTTTCCATACCATTACTCCAACAATAAGAGTTAAAAAAGTTAGTAAGCACAATTGCATCTGCATTAACAGTTCCACCCTCGACAGGAGTAGATGCCCCAAACGCCACATCTAACACTATGGTATTTGCGTCTGGTTTTTCTAATACTGTGTGTTGTCCGTTGTATTGTGGATTGGTTGGAGATAAATTAGTTTGTTGCACATTCACTATGTCACCTACGGAAAAGGGAGCGGTAGTTAAGCCTGTTCCTCCTGTACTAGTGAGTGCTAGGTTTCCACCATAAGACTGAGAAGCGGGTAATCCTTGAGAGGTTCTATAAGTGTTGTTTTGGGCATTGTCATAAAAAGCCCAGTTGTTTTGGTTCTGTAAATTACCATCGTGCAAGTCTCCATTAATGTCAAATACTTCATTTCCTTCATAGTAAAATTCATCTGGTGTATCTTCACCATCTGTCTCAAACACCACCAACCCATCAGGAATATTACTTAAAACAACTTTAGCGCTTATTTTTGAAGTTCCATTATTTTGCCATTGTATAATAGTTGGAAAAGAACTTTGAAATCCAATAGCGTTTCCTCCACTTACGTTAAAACTTACAGAATGAATAGCGTTTGATGTTGTAATAAAACCTTCAGTTGGAACAGCAGGATTAGCATCATTAACTATAAGCGTATTGTTTAATTGAAATTTATAAGAAATTCCGTTGTTTCCAGAATAATTAACGCTTGTGCCAGGAAAAAACTTTTGATCATTTACAAATTGACTATCAATCATATCTTCTAAATTCTGAGCAAATGTAGGATATGTTTGATAAGTTTTATTAGCGGTTCTAGTAATGTCTAGCTTACTATATTTGAAAAACATTTCACTTGTTCTTGTAAAAAAAGGCTCTGGTTGTTCACGCTCACAAGTTATTTTAATCGTGATGTTAGACCCTTCTGGAATAGAAGTACCGGTAAATTTACCAGACACCCCACTAATAACTGTTTGAATTCCTTTTCCGAATGCAATAGTATTTTTTTCTGAAGCTTGTGCTTTTTCTGTAGTAATAATATTACCTGCGTCTAATCTATAATTGCCACCAGGAGAAAACTTAGCATATACCCCAGGCCCTGGGTAAGTTGTACTGGAAGTGTTTATATTTGGAGATGTGCTTTTAGCTAAACAAGTAGCTTCTACATAAGTACCTACAATTCCATTAATGTCTCTTTTTACAGTATACGTTTCTCCATCAGTAATTTTTTGAGCGGTTTCCCCTTCAAGTAAACACCAAAACTGAGTTGTGTCATCTTGGTCTGGTTCAGCTCTAATAATAAATATAGTATCGTAATTTAATTTAGAGGGTTTGATTGCAAACTTATAATATTTAGCCCAAGAAGGAGCTTTTTGACTAACTGGTATGTTTACTTGAGCTCTGTTAATTATTGTTGAATTAGAGGGTGGTACATTAATGCTACTGTCTAAACTTACTAAAGCAGTGCTTGACCTAGCGTAGTCATCCATATAAACCATAGCTAAGTCATAATCTCTATTACTATGCAAAGTTTCTTTACCTCTGCTAATGTCAAACTCAAAAGAAGAGCTTATAAATTCTAAACCTTCAAATGATTTTGTGGACCCTGTTTCGTATACCATCATTAAAGATTGTATAGTAACTTGAGTTGGTGTAGCAATATCAAAAGTTTCTAACAATCCTGTTTGTCCTGTTGGGTAAGCCGGAGATGCAGGTGTTGATGCTGCAACAGCAGCATTTGGAACAGCTGAATTTACAGGAGTTGCTGCACTACTACTTACACTATTAGTAGCGGGGCTAATTATTACGCTATTATTAATAAAGTCTGTTGCTGTTGACCCTGTCGATGCATCACTAAATGGTTTGTATACAGGTGTTGCTGTGGCTAACCCTGTTCCTATTAAGTTTTTAAAATCTGTGCTACCAACAAAGGATGCTACATCTGGATAAGTATTAGTTAGTTGAACATTAGAACTTATAGTTAAAGTAAAACCTCCTGTTGGCCTAGTTAGGTTTAAAACAGAAGCATTTTGGTTATATATATTACCACCAGTTGCGTAGCTTTTTAAAGTAGCATTAAAAGAAACAAAAGTTCCTTGATTAAAGTTCACAGGATTTCCAAAAGCGTCTCTAAAATCAAATAATGCTTTTGAATTATCTACACTCACTGTGCTTGGGGTAGAGCTCCCATTTAATACTTGGTAGTCAGAAGAGACAAACACTCCAGTAATGGGTTCAATGTTACTTTGAGCTCCTGCTAAACTTGTAACATAATTTAGTTTAACATCATTTCCGTCAGCAGACTTCATATCGTATCCATCTACATAATTACCAAACATTAACCTGTTTCCAGAGCTAGTTAAGGCTTTTGCTTTTAGCGGAACATTGTCATACAGCCTTAAGCTTTCATTAGCAGATAATACTCTAAATACTTCTTTGTTTCTGAAAAATATAGATTGTGTTGAATTGTCAGCCCAACCTAAGTCAGACTTACTGTACTTGTCAATTACTTTAATAACAGTGCTTGAACTTTCTTTGTAACAAACTTCTATTTCTTTGACTAAATTAGAGCCCGTATTAAAAAACACAGTTGCTGCATTGTATGCATTAACCATTGATTCATTCTTAATAGTGTTAAAATCGACCTCAACTAAATCAGGGTTTTCAGGCTCAAAAGCAGGAAGGCTAAATGGGGATAGCGCAGAGTACTCTCCATCTTCATACTTGAATCTATAAGCAAAAGAAATAAACTTGTCTGTAAAAAAACTTTGGTCGTCATTATCAGCACTAGACAAAGTAAAAGTAGGTGGGCTAATAGGTGGCTTAACTATAAGATTTATTTCATCTTCTGTTATTTGGTCCACACCACCAACAGGAAAAGCATAAGACCTATCTACATTTATTTTTCTAGGTGGATTTAAATTATCTGTAAATATTAAAAACCTATCTATTAGCTCAACCCCTGTTATTAAATTGCTTGGGTTAAAGTTTAATATGCTAGTAGATATAATGTGGTATATAGTAACAGATGTCTTTACATTAAAAGAAATAATTAAGTCAACTACTGAAGGGTCAGTTACAAACCAATAAATAGTTTCATCACTTTCGTCTGCGTATGAACCAATACAAATAGCATTAGCACTTAATGCCACTCCTTGATTAGTAATATTGGTTATTTTTGTATTGCCTTTAGTATTTTCTACACTTCCTATTTCAGAATCTTCTGTTGATCCAAGCCTGGCGTTTAATGCGTCTACATATTCTCCAGGAGGTAGTATCCTTTCGTCACTAGACTTATTCATTATGCCTTTGAAGAAAAAACTATTTAATTGCATATTACTTTATAATCTTATCTTGACCTCTTAAATTCATAAGTAGTCTTCCTGGGTGAATGTTACTCATTCTTATCTTGGCATTTCTAAGTAATGCTGATTTGCTTTTTCTGTATCTATTAACAATATACTCTGGTTCGTTTAATTTTGTGTTTAATATAGAGTAAGTTATATAAGAATACAAGAACTCTTCAAACATTTTGTTTACAGTAACTAATGAATCATCTCCATTTTCCATACCGTCAGAAACATATTCTAACACAACTGACTTATTACCAGCTCCAGAACTAAAATTAATTACGCCACTTTTTTTATCTATTTTAAAAGTAGGTAAAGCATTTGCTGTTTCTGTATTTAATCCGTAAGCACCACCAATAGAAAAGTTAAAATACCAACATCCCTCTAAACAAAAACCATAGTAACCATAATAAGGGCTAGTCTCGTTTAAGTATTGGCTTCTGGTAAGTCCAGATATTCTGTCTTGTGTAATCTTAGAGTTCTCAGGACTTAGTATATTCCCATTTGAATCAAACAATAAGTTGCTATTATTGTCTTGCAAGTAAGCAGAAGCATAGTTGGTTTGAATATTTTCACTTAAAGGAAACAAAGTTCCGTTATGATATATAGATATTCTAACCCAGTTAACAAAATCAGAAGGTAGTATGTATCTTAAATTAGAACCAACGTTTAGTTGTAGTATTTTAATTTCTTTAAATGCATCATAATTAAGTTCCTGTATTGCTCTTTTAGCGTGAAACAAAACTTGATACCTGTCTACATTATTAATAAGTTGGTTATTACCAACATACATTAACATATAGTTGTTTACAATGTCTTGTAAAGAAACATACTGATAAGAACCCCAGTTAGCATTTGATGGAGTGTTCCCCCCGTTTTCATAATATTGATACTGTGATATATATGCCATTAGCTATTTTCTTGTATTGTTTCTAGATTCTCTTGTGTGGTTGCTGCTTGAACAACTTCAGCTTCTCTAATTGACAATCCAGCATACTTTAAGATATTAATAACTAAATCTGTTTCATCAGATAAAGGTAATTCAAAGTCTTGGAAATCTGCTTGAGATTGGTCAAATAGTGGTTGTCCTCCTGTTAAAGTTTGGAAAGTCCACTTAGGGTCTTGAGGATATCTCACGTATTGTGTTTGAACGTCAGCTACACCACTAATTGTAGATGGATAAACTGTGATGTTGTTTCCTAAAGTAGTGCTTGTAGCTCCCCCTAATACATAAGCAGGATACTGCGTGTTAGGTGCTGTTAAGTTAGAGTTGGTTAAATAAAATATTTTACTTTGACTTACTCTTTCAACTTCCGTGATATTGGTATTGCTATATACAGCATAATTTTCAGCTGTTACAAATATGTCGGCACTCAAAGTAAGAGATGTGTTAGTAACTACAGTGACATAAGCAGAAGTAGAATCAGTAGTGTTAACCACTATGTCGCCTATGTTTACTACACCTGTAAAAGTAGCAGTAGAATCATCTAGTTTGTTAGCAGTGGTTCCGTTTGTAGTTCCTGAGGTTAACTGAGTTGGATAATAAAATACTTTGTCAATTAAGTAATAATCTAAAGGTAAGGAATAATTGTTGGCGTTTACTCTAGTTAAAAATGCAGTTACTGAAAAGCTGTCTAATACTTCTTCTAGTCCTTTTTTAATGTCTGCATACCCTGTGCCAGATAGTCTACCTAATCTATTGTTCTCTTTATTTATTTGAGTATTATACTGGTAAAAGTAATCTTCAAATATATCTAGCTGCGCTTGTTTTGCGAAAAGGTTAAAGTCAGCTGGAGAGATGTATCCGTAATTATTTTTATTCAGTATAGAAAGAACAGTATTTCTAACAGAATTTATCATCTAAAATCTTTTGATACAAAGATAAGCAAAAAAAAAGAGCCTCTAGTAATAGAAGCTCTTGTATAGTATATTAGGTAAAATGTTATCCTATAGATATTCCTATTACGTTGTTAGGCAAAGTAGATACATCGTGAGAAACATCTGTCCAACTAGAAGAGTAGCCTTTAACTATTGATTCTTCAATCAAATCTCTAACTGCTTCACTTCCTGAAGCAACTGGAGTGTGTGTTAAAGTAATAACATCAACTGCTGCTGCTGCGTCATAGGTAATAGTGACAGTGCTAGTGGTAGCTTGCTCTACTAATAAAACTCCTGACCCAGAAACCAATTGGCTATTGTTAACGGTTCCTGAATGAATGAAAACCTCCTTAGTAGCTGGTATACTAGCTGCCGCACCTTCTAAGGGTGTTAAATCTAACTGAGTATTACTAGCTATGGCAGCTACTAAATAGTATTCATTATCAGTTGCGTTATGAACAATGTCACCTATAGAAACGTCTGCTATAAATGTTCCTGAAGTAACTTCAAATTCAGCACCGCCTGTAGGAGTAACTGAATCTAAAGGACCTCCATTGGTTACTAGAGGGTATACGGGTATGTTTAAAAACTTCTCCATATCTTAAGCTATTACGATTGCACTTACCGCTTTTGGTAAAGAACCCATTTCTAAAATAACTTCAGTCCATTGTTGTTTTAATACTTGAACAACACCATTCTGAATAGCATCTCTCATATCTTCACTTCCAGAAGCTACTGGACCGTGAGTTAGAGTTACTTTTTTTCCTCCTCCGTAAAATAAAGTAGTTGTTGTAGTTGGATTTGATCCTGAGCCATCTCCTACTTCGATTAATTTAATGTCGTTAGCTGAGACTAATTGTTTTTGCTCGCTTGTAACTGGTATACTTAAAAACTTTTGCATTGTTTAAAAAATTAAGTGGTTAATAATCTTACAAAGATAGCCTATTTTTCTAACATCTCTTGGAAGGCTTTGTATATGTCAAGTCCTTCATCCTTCTGGAAATATGATGCCACTGTTTGTATGTGTTCATCTCCAAATGGAATAGTTAACATTTTAGTCTTTTTAGTCTTAAGATTATAATAAACATCCTTACCATTGTTTCTTAGTCCTAACAATCCTTTTTCAAATATCTTAACTACAGTATCTTGTAGCTCTAACATTGGATCATCAATGGCATCTAGAAAATCTTCCGGATAGTTCTTAGCAAACAAAATAACATCTCTTTTTAATTCAGATGTAGTCATATTATCTACTCTTAACTCCAAGAACACTCTTCCTAAAGTCTCCATTTGATCTATAGTTAATTCAGCAGCTATTTTAAATGCTTTTGCCTCAACCTCTAAATAATCTACTTCCCTTTGAGCATCTGCTTCTTTATCTATTTCTTCAAAAACAGAACCATTGTCTGGGTGGTAATGTAAAAACTCCTGTAATACAGGGTTGTTTTTAGGAACCACTAACATTCCATCTTCAAAAATAACTGGGTCTAATATTACGTTTTTGTCTTGCTCATCTTCAAAAGGACTCTTTTGATTGGATGCATAACGTAAAGGTCTATTGTGCTCACCGTCAAAATATAATAACGGCTTTCTTCTTGTGTTTCTAGAATTAATCGTGTGGCTTAATGGTTGGTGACCGTTTCTTAACCTATACACACGGTTCTTTATTTCTTTCTTTTTTTTCATTTGATTTAATTTAAAGTTTAAAAAATAGGAGGGGATTGCTCCCCTCCATAAATTATACTATTATTTGAACAATACGAAATTGTTTGCACCCATAGTACATAGTGCTCTTTCTGATAAGAAATTAACTCTCATCTCATCAACATCGCTAGTAGCTGCACCACCGGCAGAACCAGTAATCCAAGACTTATAACGTCTGTCTTCAGTTTCAGAAGCTCTGTATCTTACGTGTAAGAATGGTCTCTTAGCGTTTCTTCCCAATACTTGGTCATAAACATTAGTTGAACCAGCTGGTACTAATACACCATCTACAGCTCCACCAACTAAACCACCTCGCATTGTAGGATCGTTAAGGTATTTCCAATCTGTCTTGTAGAAATCATATGCTCTTCTAAATCCAGAAAATCCTAGGTTTAATGCCATCTCTTCGTCATTGTCAAACAATCCGTAAGATGAACCACCATTACCATAAGAGTTCTGAGCAGCCAACATATCATCAATCTCGAAAGATGTTTGTCTGTTTAAGAAAAGAACGTTTTCTTCAATAGCACCTTGCTTATCTAGTCTTTCGATAATAGAATCAAAATCTCCTAGATTAGTAATAGCTCCTGTGAAAACATTACCTCTTGTTTCAATAGCAGAAAATAATCCTTCAGAACCAAGAAAACCTTTAGCAGCAGCTCCATTAGCTACAACTCCAGCAGACTTAACAGCTTCCACCATTGCAGTCTCTAGGTAATCTTCAAACCTCATTCTTGTTTCGTGCTCTGCTTTTAAATACCATAGGTATCCATTGCCTCCATCTTCAGTAGATATTTCTACCCATCCAATTTGAGCCATATCAGAACCATTAACAGCGTAGTTGTCTTTGATAATAATAGGATTGTTTTCTAGAATCGTGTCAAATGGCTCTAAAGAACCTGTCATTCCATTATCTCCTTTTTTAAATTCAGAACCGTAAATGAAAACACTTACTGTCTCAGCAGCAACAGCTGCTGTTCCTGAACCACTATATCCTCCTGTTTCGTAGAAAGAACAAGTGAAAGTAGTATCGCCAACAAGAGTAACAACACCTTTGTTAGAAATCCCAGCATAGCCAGCGTTTCCAGATATCATAACTGTTTGACCTACTCTAATAGCAATTTTAGATGCTTGGTTAGTTCCAGGAATAGAAGGCTGTTCACCCATTACTTGGTTAGCTGGAATTAAAACGTCTGCAACTGTAAATTGAGCTTCTCCAGCTCCATTAGCAACCGCAGTACTTACGTTTGTATATTTAATGTGTAATCTGCCTTGTTCTGCCCATTTAATAAGGTCAGAATTAGAAGGCATCTCAGCACCTACCATTCTTAAGAAAGCCGAAAGAGTTCTGTTTCCATATCTCTCGAATTCCTTTTCGTATGTGTCTGGCAAATATTGATTTAAAAAATCAAAACTTGTCATATAGTTTGTTGTGGTTGGAACTCTAGTAGCACTTGGCTGTAGAGCAAACCCCGGTATATTTAAACTCATTGTTTTTTGTTTTTAATGTTTAACTTATTTATTTTTTGGTGACCTAATTGTCAATCCTCGCCTAGACGAGGGTGTCGTAGCCTTAACATTAAACCCTTGTTTAGATGTCACCTGCGGAGTTTGCCTCATATCTAAGCTTATATTTTTAGATTTTTTAGCAGACTCATTAACAGCTGATGCCACCCCTTGTTCGTAAAAATACTTTGCGAACTTTTCAGGATTCATTGCCATTGACAACGACTTGTGATATCCAACTACATCCGATATCTCTCCTTGATTATTAGTAAACTTTGATACAAAGTTCATAATGTCAGATTGAGACTTCTTCAGTTCGTTGAAATCGCCAGGAGAATAAACATATTCTTTATCACTGATGTTAAACTTAAAACCTTTAAATTCTTCAGTAAACAATTTATTGGTGTTCTCCTGAAAACTTTCAGACCGCTTTCGCATTAATCCTTCAGTTTCCTTGGATTTCTCCACTTGTTCTTGATAAGCTTTAAACCTCTGTTGGTCTTCATCAGAAAACGTAGCGCCCATTGACTCAACAGGAACTTTGTATTTTTCTTTTTGACCTTCAAAGTGTTTTAAAGCCTTTGCAAGTTCTTTTTTCTTATCTATGCTTTTCTTTTTCATTTCATCTTCCGAATCAACTTCAGGATCAGTTCCGAATCTAGAATTAAGTAAATAATCTATTTCTTCCTTGTCTAAGCCTTCTTCAACTTCTGAATAATACATAGATAATACTTGATCAGGACTTTCTTTACTATAATCTTTATTGATTTTAGCAAAGTCTTCAAATCCACGACCAGTCTCTTTTTTATACTGTAAGTAAGTTGCTACATCTGCGGGCAACTCTTCCTGCTCTCTTCGAGCTAAAAGGTCATCAATAGAATTAACTTCCTTACTGTATTTGTCTTTAATAAATGAAAGAACTTCTTGTTCACCCATTTGTGGCTTTTCTTCCACTACAGGATTTTCTTTTATTGGTTCTTCAGCTTTAATAGGCTCCTCTGATTTAGGCTCCCCTATCTTAACTGTTTCTACCTTATTCTCTTCTACACTTTCACCGCTTACTTCGGCTTCGTGCTTTTGTAACAACTCTTCCTCTACTTGTGCTTTTGACTTCTGAGGTCCAGAATCGTATTCTTTTACTTTAATTTCCATTTGATTTGATTTTTATGCAAAGTTACTAATAATTTATTTATGCTACCGAGGGTTAAATTCAGCCAAATCGAAGCCATCTAGGCTGTCTTCGTTGGATTCGAAATTAACAGGTGGTAGTTTTTCTTGTCTCTGTTGAATAAGTTTAGATTGCTCTGTGTTTTGTTGACTTATTCTAGAGGACTTAGCTTCTTCTCTTTGGTTTTCTCTTTGATTAATTGCTTCTTCTTGAACTCCTTTTAATTGCATATTAAGCTGAAACTCATATGTCATTAACTGTTGTTTTAAAGAAGCTTCGTTTTTCAACTTCTCTATTTCAAAAGCCACTTCTGCTTGCTTCTCTCTCATCTTCATTTCACCTTCTAATTGTATCTTTTGCATAGCTGCATCCGAAGCCATCTTCTGAGACTGGAACTGAGTTTGAGCATTCATCTGTTGTTTCATTGCGGCTGCTTCTCTATCAGCATCTTGCTTTCTTTTTCTCTTAAGCTTCAACAATTGATTAGCCATTTTTAAATTTCTAACCTCTCTAATATCAATAGCGTCTTCTAAATTAATATCACCTTTAGATAATGCCATTTGAACATTTTGTTCTAGCATAGCTTTTTGTTCCTCATCAGGAGCTACTTCAATAAATATACCGAAGTCATATAGGTATAAGTCTTTAATATCTTCTATTCTCTTTACATTGTATTTACCTATCTGATTAGCAAATTCTTCTTTAAAATCAGCATACTCTAATAAATCAGCAATTCTTAATGATAATCCTTCAGCAATTGTTCTGGTGATATATAAACTACCTTCTAGTATATGTCTAGTAGCTGTGTTAGAATTAAGAGCTGCTAATTTCTGTACACCAACTAATGCATTTGGATCAGGAGTTGAGCCGTCTCTAGCCTCGTTCAGGCCTGTCACTGCTCTAATCATTCCTAGGTAATGATTGTAATTTCCTATCAATGCAGCCATCTTAGATTGACCACTACTAGTATTTAATTGCTGAATTGGAACTCTAGCGTTGTTAAATTCTCCATCTTGAGTATAGCTTCTACCTACCACACTACCAGTCTGGAAGTAAAGTCTTAATGCATCCTCTGGGTTATACGCCTGTCCTGTACCTAAATCCACTTCACTAAGCCCGTCAGCGTCTATAAACACACCATCTGGAACCATTTTAGCAACTACCTGCTGTAGTTTTAAATGGCTTATTTGAATTTGGTCTGCAAAAGGAATCATTCTTCTAACCAAAGATTCAATATTACCTTTGTACATTCTTGGAGCGCAAGCCACATAGTTAGGCATCGCGTGTTGAGAAGCTGATTTTGGTCTAACCATATTCTTAGCCATTTCCCATTTCAACACAATATTAGAACCAGCTACCATTATACCTTCGTACCAAACTTCAATAGTTTTTTCAACTCTCTCAAACTTACCCTCCTTCATCATATCTTTTGGTGGGTTGAAAGTGTCATCCTTTTCAATCATTCTTTCTCCACCACCTTCTAATATCTTTTTCTTATATACAAACTTTTTAGTAGTTTTATAATTGAAATAAATAAGTGTAGCAGTATCCTTAAAGAATAAACTATTTTCGTAAAATCTATTTACATTATAGGAATCGTACCAAGTCTGACTATACTGTGAAATCTTTTTTAAATCATCTCTAGTTAAATCAGGATCAATCTTAACAAGTTCTGCTATTGGAAGTGTTTTAACTTCTCCCCAATAAAAACAATCTTTAAAATGAGGGTCTTCTGTGTAGCTATACACTACATTAGCTGGGTCAACATAATCTACTTGAACACCACTACCTGGTAAGAACTGGTGTTTAGCCATACCTACACCCAAAACGGTCATATCGTAATCAATTCTTTTCTTGGTGTCTTGATAATGATTTTCGTCTAGCACTGTATTAATAGCCACCTCTTCTGCAATTTCAATAGAAGGCTTGTATTTTAATTGCATATGCAATTCAAGTTCTTCGTCATTTTCTGGAAGTTCTTCTACATCCGTCATAAACGGGTCAATACCAAATGACTCTTTGAAGTCAGCAAAGATATCTTTATTCAACATATCTCTTTCTACTAAATTCTGGTATTTATTTCTGTGCTCACTAGACAAAGCATCTTGCGCATATGCCTTAACGTGAAATAATCTGTTTGACATTCCATTAACTACAATGTCCACAAACTTAGGGAGTATTGGAACTGGAGTCCAATCTAGATTCAGGTAAGATAAGTCACCGTCAACAGATAATTCGTTTTTGTATTTAGCAACAGATTGTTCACCTCTTGCATATCTCCTTAATTGATTAAAAGATTGAAGCTGGCTATAATACCTACAGCTACCTCCACCTTTTCTAAACCACTCATATTGAATGGCCTGACCTACCTGTAATCCATACTCCATTGTTGCTTTATCAGCATCAGTGGCAAATTGATCTGGAAAACCTGCGGGGTTTATTAATAATTCAACGTCTTTCATTTATTTGAGTAATTCGCTTATATTCCCCTTGTTTGCATACCTTGCAAAGTTAATGCTTATTTTTGACTCTTTTTTGATAGGAGTGTACAAATGTTTTTGATTAGCCATTATAGCTAAACCAGAGCTAATAGAAGCATCAAATTTAGTTCTTTTATTAATATCAAAACGAGCCCAGTCTTCTAGAGTTCTAGTAAAATACATAGACCCCATTTCATCCATTGCTCTAAACTCGCTAACCATATCTAGTCCGACATATTTTTCTATGTAAGACTCAATAGCAGATGCGTGAGATTGCTTAACATCTTCAGATGTATTGGGTATACCACCTAGTTCTTTTTCTGTTTTAGACAGCTTATTAAATTGCTTGTCTGGTCTATTCATACAAAATCCTCTATAACCTCTGTTTTTAAAATGATACAAAAGTCTTGGTTTGTTATTTTCACAAAGTATTGGCATACCGTAAAACACACAAGCCATTAACACTTCTTCAAAAAATATCTCTGCGGTTTGTGGTCTAGCTACATACTCTAAAAAAAACTCATTACTTGGAGCATCATCCATATTGAATTTAGTCATTCCGTGTAAAGCACCATTAGAACCTTTTCCACCAACCGTTCCTGAAATATCATAACTATCACAACCAAATGAACCAATATGCTCATTACTAGGGTGGTATCTTCCGTTTCTATGTTCCTTTCGGTTTTGAAGTTCATATTTAGGTATCCAACTAACCAAGAACCTCCCTGTGTTATTTGGAGTCCATATTACTCTAGAGTCTTTTATTCCGTTCTCCCAATGAAAACTACCTCTAGTTAAATACTTAGCCTTCATTAACCCGTCATTGTAATCTATCTGTTGGTATATTTTAGTTAAATTAAACAGAGACTGTTTACTCTCATCTCTAAATGCGTGAGACTCTGTTCTAGGAAATTGTCTATAAAATTCATTTAAGGCATCTGCATCATTTTTTAAAGAATCAACTTCATTCTGCCAATAGTCAACAGCTCCTGTAGTAATGTACTCACCATCATTTCCTTGAATAGGTTTGTCTGGAGTTTTTAAAACAGGCATTCCAAACTTATCTATATATCCTTCAAAATTCCATTCCATAGGAATAAATAAGGAATACAACCCAGATTTAGTTTGGCCATTGGCATTTCTTGACTTAGCATCGGAATCATAATATAGCTTCTTAAAATTTGCACCACCTTTATCCAATGCATTAGAAGTTGAGCCCATCATACACTTCCCAATAACTTTACTACCTAACCTCAAGCAGGTTTTTGTAACACGCCAATTGTTTAGTATATTCTCTGGCTTTTCCCACTTTCCACTTTCATCGTGTATTAGTAGCTGTAATTTTTCTCCATCATAAGAGTTGTCAGAAGTGTTACGCCAATCTATTGTGGTGTCTAACCCTTCAAGTTCTTGATTGTCAGATATATACATATTGCGCTTAGTAATCTTACTTGCTGGAACACGATAAGATAATTCTGTTTTTGGTTTATCCATACCATCTTGAATAGGCTTAAAAAAGAATGGGTAGTTGTTAGATATAGGAACTATTTTATCTGTAAACATTTTCTTTGCATCCGTTCCAGTTTTAGACAACACTCCTACTCTGGCGTCTTTAGATATGGTTGCGGTATTTACAGTTTCTGAAGAACCCATAAATGAAAAACCAGAACGTCTTATCTTTAAGTAACACATTCCAAAACTTCTTTTATCTGCCTTGCAAGCTTCCCAAAACAAAAAGAATATTCTATTAGCTTCTCTAAACTCAGGATGACCTACATCAATCTTTGTCCATTGCAAATAACAATAATGAGTGCCTGTAATGTATATGGGATTACCATTGTTATTAAACCAAAAACCCTCTTCTCTTCTGTCAAATTCTTGTTCAATATAACCTACCCAAGTATCTTTAAAGTCAGAAGACATTTCGTTCCATTGAAATATGGATTTTATTTTAGATAAAGATTTAGGGCACTCAAAAGGTTGCCAACATTTTTCTTCATTAGAGTAATATTTAGAAGGTGTTTTAGGTAGGCCAATTTTCAACCCCTGAACTTCGTATATATCACCTACTGTTCCATCCTTAGAAATAACTATAATATCGTACTTTTCATTGTATCCATATTCCCAGTTTTTGGCTTTGTTCTTTTTAGCCATTGCCGTCCTAGGAACAACATCTTGTAAAACTTTATTTAGACCTTCTCTCTGCAAAACCTTGGTTGCTACTTGTTTTATTTACACTATTTAAAGCCTCTTCTTCAGCGTCAATACGATTTAGTATTTCAAAAGCATCGAATATAGCTAGCTTTTTTGTTGCTGCTGCATTCTTTAGCCTATCTGCTGCCAACTCATCATCTGGGTCAGGCTTAATAATTTTTTCTTGAGCTACTTTTATTAATTGCTCTACTGCTGCTCTACCTGCTTGAATAATTTTTAATTTAATTTCTTTACTCATAACATCATAGTTATATTTTTAGATTTCATTCTATAAAGAGTTTTGTCATCTATTTTAAACTCATACTCAGACTCTGGCCTAAAACAAACCTTATCTCCTTCTTTTACACCTAAAGAAGTTAGTTCTGGATTAGTTATCTCAATAGTTCCTGTAAGAGCTTGATATTTATCACTATTAAATATAACAGATCCTTCTTTACTAGAAGGCTTAACAAAACAATAATCTAAATGAGACTTCCACTTGCCATCTTGTTTATACATAAAAAACTGAGTAGGTTCTACTATAAATAGATTGTCTTTTAAAAAACTTCTACCACTTTTTTCTCTACCCTTCATATCATTGTAATACTTAAATACATTATGATGTACTACCAATATGTCACCTACTTTTACCTCTCCCTTGTAGTTTAGTGGCGTAGCTTCTACATTAGCAAAACGATTAGAGACAGTATGATCTTCTTTAGAGGAGCTAGTAATAAAGTCTATGCCTCCTATTTTTTTTACATTATCGTACCGAGTGTCATTAACCGGAGTTACAATAAAACCAAAAGGTGACTTCATACTAAAAGTTGATATTATATTCTATAGAGACTGGAATAGTGGCATTAAAACTTTTCCAAAGTACAATTTCGTTTTCTCTAATAATCCATATTTTAAAACAATTTTTTTCTTGTCTTATGTGGTGTATGGTGTAATTACCCCCTAGAACATCTTGTCCAACAAGGTAGTGCATTGCCCCAGACTTATAGTCAGGACCAACTGATATTTTTCTAATTTCCATTTCATTTAATTTAATATATAGTTAATGCTGGTCTAAGAGTTGTTGCAGTGAAGGTATTGCCTTCTGCTCCAGTTTTTAGTTCTGTAGGTAAAGTTGGATTACCATATATTGTAGCTGCATAATCAACATTAGATAATTTTCCTGAAGCTGCAAAAACACCACTACCACTATTACCACCAACACATCTAAGTGCAACTACGTAATTTGTTCCAGCAGTTAGGGCTAACCCTGAGCCATCATCTGCTGTTAAGGAAATAACTTTTCGTTTAGTAGTTGAACCACTTGAGCTTCCGTGACCTAATCTAACATTAGAAGTGGTGCTGTTAATGCCTTGTTCTACGTAGGTGTAAATAGCCACTTCAATAGTTGTTGTAGTTGGAACTGATTCAAATTGAAGTTTTATTGAGCTAGCTGTAAAATTACTATCGACAGTTGTTGTCATTAGATATGCTGCATTTACATCATTTGCAGAAGTTACTGTATCTGCATCAGCCATATCTATAATAGTATGCCCTGCAGAACCAGGGACTGCCCAAGTATTATCACCTCTTAAAAATGTTGTAGCACTTGCTGTTCCACCTGCTGATAAATCTGCAGTTACAGTTACAGGACCTGTAGTAGCGCTATTAGGTGTTAAATCAATAAATGTGCCATCTGTAGTAGTTACGGAAGCAACACCACTACTACCTGATGGGGTAGTTATCCAGTTTCCAACACCAGAAGAGTTAACTTCTAATATTCTTCCTCCACTAACAGCTGTTTGTGCAGCTATTTTGTTTGGTAAAGTTATAGAATAACTAAGTGGACTTCCACTATGGTTAGGGCCTATAAACTCTACCCAATGGTTATTATTAGAGCAATTAAATTTTAAATTACTTGCATTTCCACTAGCTGTACCATCTCCTTTTAAAATTGTAGGATTACCAATAGAGATAACTGAACCAGTATCTGTTATAGTAGAATCTTCTATACCTGTTCCACCTGTAGACCATTTACTTAATGTGTTTGCAGTACCTGTTCCTGTAACTGTACCCGTACCTGTTGGCGTTGCCCAAGTGCCATCTTTTCTTAAAAAGTTATTATTATGAGTTGCATTACCTGCTAAAACTAAACCAGCAAGGTAATTATTCCCACTGCCCATAACATTATAAGTCGTGTTAGTTGGAGTTGACCAATTTCCTTGATAATCTAAATATTGACCAGCTGAACCACCTGTTGTTCCAAGTGTTATAGTACCAGCTCCGGTTATAGGGTTTTCCCCTGTTAAAGTAAGTCCTGCAAGACCATTTAAAGAAAAACCTACACTAGTAACTGTTCCTGCTCCAGTTCCACTATAAAGATTAGCTATGCTTTGTAAGGTAAATGTCTTTGTTTCTTTTGAAGAAGCGTCTGTTCCTATTACATAATCAGTCCCTAAAGGGCTTGCTTTGGTGGGATAGGTGGTAGTGTTACTTATTTTCGACATTTTGTGTTATTGTTCCGTGTTCTAAATTAATTACAGAGTTTTCTCCGTATTTCTTTATTAATTCGTTTTCAAGTGATTCAAATTCTATCCTTATTAAATCTACTCTTTTAAGAACTGAGTTTTTCTGTATTGACAGCTCTCCTAATTGTACTTTAAGTGACTGAAACTCTGAGTTTAAATCTCTTAAAGATTTTAATTCTTTTTCTTCTAATTTCATTTGATTTGATTTATCTTTACAAAGATAATCATTTTCTACGTGATGCTGACGAGCCGTAAAAATAACCGAAAATACTCAACACAATTCCCTCTGTCACCCCTATTAAATGAATCCAAATCTCTTTATTGTGTTCAGGAACCTCTAAATATACTATTGCATAAACCAAGAAAGCAAAACAAGAAAGGCCAACCAAACCTGTTAAATTAAACATAAAGTCAAAACGATTTGCTTTAGCTAATTCAACTTCTCTTTCTCTCGCAGAATCTCTATCGTCTACTTCTAACTTATAAAGCTCTACTACTTGTTGATGAAGAGCTTCTTTTTCTTGAGGAGTTAAGTCAGGTTGTTGGCTAATTACATTTTTAATTATTCCAAGGGTTCCATTAGAAGGGAGAATGTCTCCAATTGCATCTAATACCTTTGGGGCTTTTTCTTTTAAGAACTTACCTAATCCAGTGTCTTTTAATTTCTTTTTCATCCACTACAGCTTTCGCAGTTTTCATCATCAATACTACAGGTTCTTTCTGGGACTGTTTCAGACTCTAATCTCTTTAGCATTTTTTCAAATTCTGTTTCTTCTTTCATTTTCCTAAAAATAAACCTTCTATAAATGTTCCTATTCCCGTTATAAATACCGCGACAGATGTCCAGAACTTCTTCTCTAAGCCACGTATTCTTTTTTCGTGATCGTTCTTTTGCTTTCCAATTTCTTCTAGCTGATGCTGCATCACAGCTTGACCTTGCAAAAGTTGGTTTATTTTATCTTCCATAAGCTTTATACTTAGTTTTATTATTTTCGTCCTTGTATGCTACTAATATTTTATTTCTTTGAGTTCTAGTCGTGCTATAACTTACGTGAACCCAAGAAGGATTTTCTTCTGTTCCAAACTCCCAAATCAACTGATCAAAATCTAAATTGTCTTTAATAAAGTGAAATACTTCTGCGTTGTTTGGTGCGTCTGCATAATCTCTATCTAAATCTATTGCTTCTCCTTTACAATGCTGTGAAGTCGCTACATACTTTCCATCTATATATTTATGAGCGCCTCCTATGGCTTTATTTAAATCTTCTGACCTGTAACCACTACTTATACTGAAAGGTACATCAAAGTGCTCTCTAACGGGCTGAAATATTTTTTCAGCTAACACTTTCATATTCTCTATATGTTCTGGAGTCGCACTATTATCTATTCCTCTTCTAGATGCAGTTTGACTTTTTATCATTTCAGAAAGAGATAAGTTTTTAGATAGTTTCATTTTTTTATTCTGTTTTTAGCTGTTAACAATATTCTTTCTTCCATTTTAGCCAACTTCACTTTAAGACTCATATTCTCTTGAATAAGCTCATCTATCTTTACCTCTAAACTGCTTATTTTTTCTGTGAGCCTTTCTATTTGATTGTCTTCCTTTTTAGCAGAGATATCTATCTTCTTCTTAATTATATTCCATATTTCCTTGACTCCAAGCGCTGAAATCAAAGCTATTAAAATAGGTTCTTCCATATTACTTGCCTTGACCACGATATTTTGGTTTATACCCTACTTGACCTTTAGAAGCATTCTTAGAATGCACTCCTGGTCTCTTTGTTGTTATTTTCTTTCTATAAGCCATCAATTGCAAATATAAGAAACTTTTTACTCTGTAGGATCTGGTAATGACCAAGCTGCAGTTGCCATCAAAGCTAGAGCTTCGTCTTGATTCATTACATCACCAACAATAGGTAAACTGCCATCCGTAAGAAAACTTGGAGTTACTCTATAGCTTAACAACCCTTGAGTATTTGCTAAATTTCTTCTCATTGACTGTGCACTTTGCTGATCTACTTGAGAGAATAAAACTAAATTAGTATCACTTAACTCAATTACTATATAACTTTTATTATTCATTTTTTTTATTTTAATATTTATTCAGGTTCTGGTATGCTCCAAAAATTTGTTCCCATTAACTCTACACACTGTTCGTGTGTATAAGATCCTAAAGGAACAACTGTTCCATCTGTTAAAAAACTAGGTTGTGTTTCCCACTTAATAACAAACTGAGTTTTATCAATAGACTTTCTAATTGTTTCAGTACTTGTTTCTTCAACTTGTGTAAAGTCAATGCTGTTTAAATCTGCTATTGCTATTGTGTTGTATGTTAAATTACTCATATGTATTAAGGTACGTTTGTTGATAAAACTGCTCCATTTTTTACTGTTCCTGTTAATCCATTTCCAGAAGAGTCTGCTGTAGTAACTACTCCAGCATTGGTTGTAAGTGATTCAAATCTAGACCATAATACTGGACTTAAAGGTAGAATATTATTTGGGGTGCCACCATTGTAAATAGCCGCAACTTGTGGCCCTGTTAATTCTACGTTAAATATCGCTACTTCGTCTATTAAACCCTCTGCATAATCTAAACCTGAACTACCCCAAGCAACTCCATATGATAAAGGAGCACTACCATTTGTCATACCAGTGTAAGTGCCATTATTTGAATCAATATAGCTACTAGCTTCAACGCCATTAACATAAATTTTCATACCTGAATTAGT